CACCCTTGTACATGGAAGCAGCGACCATGAAGCCGTTGACCTTCCGGTAGACCGAAACAAGAGTATCGCCACGAAGACGCGGTGCTTCCTTCTCGATACCATAGTTGTAAACCTTCCGGAACGGCAGGCTCACGATATTCCAGTCCTTATCGACGATGGTTCCACGGCAGTCTTCCAGGAAGCGATTCCACAGACCATCGTAAAAGACCTTACGTTTGTACTTCAGCACGAACAGGTCGGGATTGCTGGTCGGCTTCACGTCCACGAGTTTCGGGTTAGCCTTGATCCAGCTGATATAGTCGTTAGGAAGTTTCATTTTGTTTCAGCTTATACATTTCGAAATCTAGATTCTCAAGGAGATATTTCTCAAGAGAAAACAGAGCAAGTTCACGGAGCTTTTCTATGTCTGTCTCATCGCGAATAGCACGCGACAGAGTGCAGACTTCACATTCACACTTCTTCATGCGGCGACCGGTTCACCGACGTACGGAGTTACGAGGCCCGATCTCATATCTTCCCAGAACTGTGCGACGTAGTTATCGTCATACAGCTGCGTCACTTTGTTGTAGTTCTCCCATGCATACTCGCGGAACCAACCGGAAGTAATGCTGGTGCAAACTTTCTGGAGAGCCATTTCAAAACTCTCCATCGGGGTCTTTAAACCCGGAAATGGAACCTGCGAACGTTCAATCGCGAGTACCATAGATTCTTCAAGGACCGCATTCAGACGAATGGATTCATCACAGGCCCAGAACTTATCCTTTGAACAAAAGACTTGGGCTTCATCGTCCTTGAACCATTCATAAGCAGGACGAAACATTCGCTTCACGCTCAGATGGATACTGTCGTGGTCATACTTATAGTCCACACCATCACTATTGAAGAACTGTGCCTTATCCACGTTCAGCTTTGGGTGGCCATAATTGTATGTTGCCTTTTCACGTCGTTCAAAGAACGGTTTTAGATGACTAGGGATATCCGTAAAACCCAAGTTTGCACGCATTGCAAGAATGTCCTTGCGCGTCTTTTGGAAGTGCGGACTATTCTTCAGATAACGATGCGTCATCTTTAGAGTGTAAAGGAAGTCATAGTTGGGAAGCATAATGATGTGCTTCCCGGAAGTGGTTCCTAACTCTTGTGAATTCTGAATGCCGGTTAGATACAGGTCTTCAGCCGAACTTTCAGGCCAAGCGATCTCAGCTTCATAGATGCGACCATCGGCATACTTTGCCACCAATTTCTTTCCCCCGCTGATTGGCACCAAACTCTTGGGCTTTCCCACGAAACGAAAGTAATCGATAAGATCATCGTAATAGCCAACCAGGTCATGGTCGATGCCCATATTGCGATGAGACAGAGGGTGGTGAAATTGAGCAGCTCGGCTGCCAATCAAAAGCAGGGGTTTAGTCATTAGCAGTTACTGGTATTCCAACCACGGTCGTCTGCTTCGGTTTGAACCAGGTCCTCGATGATGGAATTGTCCGTCAGGTCGAGACCCAGGTTGAAATCACCATTGAGTTGGTTGAATTCGGTGATCGCATTAACGATGATTTCGTTAAGCACGGTTGCCTTCTGCAAGGCTTCTTGTTTGGTCATCTTGGTCATTTGTTTCCTTTAGCAGCTTTGACTGGAGGGGTGCCAGCCGTCAGATTCTTGACCCCATTCATCTGTTTCTCCGACAGACTTGCCGTCGAAGTAACCACCCATTCCATAGGCGAGGTCGAAGTTAAAACCGAGTTGGTGTTCGGCGGCAATAGCTTCAGCACTGTGGATAAGAGCATATGCCTCAGCCACGAGAGCAGAGATTGCAGCATTTGCTTCTTCCTTCGTTAGATTAGCAGTAGTCACTACTGTTCTTCCATCCTGGTTCGAAATCATCGGGTTCCCAGTCTTCCGGTTTCTCCTCCGGATTTTCCAGATAGTAGTCTTCGTCTGGGTCGCAGGTTTCGTAATTGTTCGAACGCCAGCCGAGACGAAGGGAGAAAGAGAGCTTATGTTCTTTGGCGAGTTCTTCGCACTCCTTAATGAGTGCGGTGGCTTCCGCAATCTTTTGGGAGATCAATTCATTCGCTTGTTCGCGATTAATTGTCATAGAGTCCTTGGTTAGGGTTAATCAGTCTACCCTTCAATTTTACCCTTTATCAAAGAGCAAATGAAAAAAGCGGCCGAAGCCGCTTTGTTTACTTTACAATCCCGTAAATTTCATCTTCACGAAGAACTAAGAGTTCACCGTCAGGAGACTTAATAGTGTTGCCACCGTATTTGGGGAAGACCACTTCATCACCAACTTTGACTGTCAATGGTTTATCTTTACCAGGTCCTACTGCCAGAACAGTACCAGTTTCTGGTCGTTCAGTTGCAGCCTCAGGAATGATAATACCACCAGCTGTTGTGGTGGTTCGTGCGGTGCGTAGGATAACTACGCGGTCATAGAGTGGTTGGATGATCATGGAATAATAATGCCGGAGGTTTGTTTGGTGTATTCTTTAACGAGATTGCCAACTGGTCGGCAGCATGAAACCACACCGTATTTCTGGAAGGACACTTCATTCCCTTCCGCGTATGGCATGAATGGAACTAAGCCCATCTGGAAGTCACCTTGTGGTCCCCATTGAGATTTAATCTCGAAAGGATCGCCTAAAGTCCAGTAATCAGCATCGTGATTACTTCCCGACTGAGCAAGTACATGCCCAATAATTTCGTGGCCGGTGGCCAGTTTTAGAATGATATAGCTCATAAAATGTAATTAGCTCCGGTTACCATTTCCGGAAGGCATGTCTTGGTCGCCTGGAGTAAGACACCACATCGCCGGTCCTAAGGCTGTGTTCGTTTAGCCGTTCAGTTGCTGAGGTTCAGGCTCGTCACCCTTAGATTCAGCCGTAACCTTTGGCTTATCCGTTCCGGCCACTTGAGAGTCGCCTTGAACTTTGATTGTGTGGATGATTCCTGCCACCTCAGAATAAGGAAGCGCCGACAGCGCCTTCAGAACTGTGTTGGTTTGATCCACGTCAAGATCAATTTTTAACATTTGTGTCATTTTCTTTCTTGGTATTTCCGATAGAGTACTTAGGAACAAGATTCCAATTAACCTTGTCTTTGAATGAAACGATCTTAATGTGGCTCATAGGAGCCACATCTTTGGCCTGTGTCATGTCTACAATCGTCAGTAAACCCCAATCCTGGAGAAGGATTGCGATAGAGTTACGACGCTCGACGTCATTCACCGAAATATCAGAGGACTTCGAATCAAGATTGAATAGCTCCTTGAAGTGAACGATGTAGTATCGCCCTTGCTTGTGGAGAATGTGACACGATTGAAACAGTGTTTGGTCCTTCTTAGACGCCACACCGATACGTGTCAGGGTTTCTCGAATCTTCAAAAAGTTATCCGGAGTTGATAGTGTTACCTCCAACATGGACGCAGGGGTCCATTCATAACGAACTGCTTCAGTCATCTTCCACCTTTATCGTGTATCTCTGCAATACACTTCAATTGTTCAGGCGTGAGAAGTTTCATAATTTCCAAAGCCTTTGGCTCGGAAACGTTGTAATGCTTCTTCACTAGCGCAATTTCGGCGGAGCTTTCCTTTTTGGCCCACTTAGAAAACCGCTTACGCTTTGAAACACTACTTAGCAGAAATTCATACTGAAGCTTCTTGTCAAGGAAGGAAAACTTGTTCATTTCATTGGCAAGCATGATCGTGTCCGGGAAGTAGGACAGACCACGATTAACCATGAATGGCAAGTATCCCTTCTCACTGTCAGGGTCTTCCTTAATCAGGTTCGTCTTCGAATCATTGATAGAGTTGAGCCAGTCGAATGGATTACTAGACATCAAACCCCACTTTCGTCAGCTCACTCTTCTGCACAAAGACATTCTTGCCAGGCAGATTCAGTTTCACATGAGCGATCAACTCGTCCTTGGTCTTACCCTGACCGGCGAACTTATTGTTCTGATCGTATGCGTAGACAATACCATTGTCTTCTTTGGTCAGCTTAAGATATGCTGTGTAATACACCATATCCTTAATGGCCTCATCCAATTCATCCTTTTGCGCTTGGCGCCAGGATTGGTAGGAATGGAAGGCAAAGACTATAAGACCAAAACCAATGATGCAGTAGATGATGCTCACTTGAACTCCACAGATGACATGATCTCAGTCATAGCTGCCATGACATTGATCTCGGGGTCGGCCACGAACGCAGCTTTGTACTGATAGTCCGCAAGGATCAGGATCAGTTGAGGGATAGAAGATGGAACGAGAAGGTCAACAGACTTGTCATAGAACATACGAAATAGAGCAGAAGTATCCACATCGCTATTCTTACCGACCCACGTTCGGACCTTGTTAAATGCCTTCGCTCGAACGTTATCAACCAGCTCTTTGTACGATTCATCACCAAGGTTAACCAGAATACCCGCATCGATCTTGCCCGATACAGCATAGCTTTGCAATTCGTTAAGTGTTCGACGGAAGTCAGGGAAGTACTTCGTCACCAGTTCTGCTACGACCTTAACGTCGAATTCAATGTTCTCGGCCTTAAGAATCTCGGTTACACGTTTGTGGAACTGCATTGCGATCTTTGGCTTGTCAGCCGCCGCAACCTTGAAATTAATCGTCGTGCATCGGCTGTGGATCGGTTCAATGATCTTTGCCTTTTGGTTACACGTCAGAATGAACGAGCAATTCGAACTGACACTTTCCATCACTGCTCGGAGTGCTGGCTGGAACGAGTTCGGATTGAGACCGTCAGCCTCGTCGATAATGATAACCTTCTTCGCATCAGTGAGGGAGACTGTGGTAGCGAACCCCATGAGCTTCGTGCGTAGCGTATCAATACCCGACTCTTCCGAGCCATTGATAAGCATGTAGTCTGCACCGAGTTCGTTACAGAGAGCCAAGGCGATGGTGGTTTTACCAACTCCGGCAGTTCCTGGGAGGAGCAGGGAGGGGATATTTCCTTTAGCTGCATATTCTTTGAAAATACTCTTGATGTTTGCTGGC